CTATGAATTACCAGCATTTTTGCCAGCATTTGAGGCTCTTCCCCCGAACAATGCCACTGCCTTATTTCCCACCTCAGGCGCTGCGTCCTTGATCCATCTGCCGTACCTTTGCTCGATCATCTTCAGGCTCGTGTGTCCCATCTGACTGGCTACCCACATGGGCGGCTCGCCGGCCGATAGCATCATCGATGCGTAGGTGTGGCGTGTCTGATATGGGCGGCGATAACGGACCTTCGACTTCGATATTGCCCGGTTCCACGACAGCCAGATTACCTGATCGCCGCTCCATGCTTCCCCGGTGCGCGGATTCAGGAACACATTGCCATTGAGCAGCATCGAATATTTCTTCTGATCGGTCAGTGCATCCAGGGCAGGCTCGAGCAACTTCACATCGCGCCGGCTCTTGCGTGTCTTGGTATCCTCAACCTTGTTGGCCACTCGCGCCGCGCGCGTTTGGGCGCGTTGAACCCGTGCCATGCCGCGGTTCCAGTCGATGTCCCGCCATTCCAGGCCGATGAGTTCGGATGTGCGGAGGCCAGTCCAGAAAGCGAACTGAAAAAGATTACGCTCCTGGCCTGTCATGGCATCGAGCAGAAGTATCTGTTCGTCGGCCGAGAATGGATCAACATCGTCATCAGCGCCTGGTGCCTCGTTGCGCTGGAACGTCCAGCCGTAGAGAGGGTTGTTCTCAATGATCTCGTCCTGCACCGCCTCATCGAGCGCCGCGCGCAGCACCGAAAGGACATTGGTCATGCGCTTGTTGCTGAACGTCTGTGCGGCGCACCATTCGCGCACGTGCGAGCGCTTCAGATCGGAGAGGGTATGCATTCCAAACTTCGGCTTGAGGATGCCGCGAACGATCTTGCTGTAACCTTCGACGGTGCTGGCGGCAAGGGTGACTTTCTGGCGCTCCAGCCACGCGTCGAGGAAGGTTGAGACGGTCATCGCGTCACCGTCACGTTCTACGAACTGGGCGACGCGTTTGGAATCAGGGAAGGAAACCCGGTAGTCGAACGTCCCCCGGGCGATGGCTGTGCGGACGGCGCCGAGAAAATCGGCGGCAGCCTTCAGATTAGCGGGCGTGGGCTCAAGCTTGATGCGTTCGCGGCAACGGACGCCTTTATAGGTGAAGGTGACTTCGATCGAACTGCCGCTGATCGCTCTAACCCCCGAGCCGTCTCGACCCATTTTTCAAATTCCTCAAGATCAATCAATATCCGGCCGTCGGGCGCCTTGATCCAGATCAGCCCTTCGATCCATTTGCCGTCCCGGCGCTTGGCCTTGACGGCTTCTTCAGTGTAGCCAGTGTCTTCGCAGAACTTCTGGACGGTCACAAAGCGTACCATGGTGTTACTCCCCGGCCTTCTTTTGAGACAGGTCGCGGATAGCGCGATACAGGGCCGACGCACATGCTTCTGCGCCGTCTGACTTGCCTTCCAGGTATGTCGGGTTATCGCTCGTTCGTCGTCGGCTGTTGTAGTCCGTGCTGAGGGCGTCGCAGACCTTCGCTGCTTCCTCCAGCGCCTCCCGCCGTATCGCATCCTTCGAAGCGGAGTCGAGTTCGGCGATCCGCGCGGCTTGCTGCTCGATCAGGTCTATCTCGTCGAACAGATCAGCAGCATCGATCCCGCCGCATACATGCCCCTCGCCAGCGGCAACGTCCAGGAACTTGCGCAGCCGCTCAATCAGTTTCTTTGCGTCACTCATGTTCATTCCTTTGGACATCCAGCCTTTACCGTGCTGCTCTTAAGGCACGCTTGACAGAAAGAAGTCACACGCTTTCCAGCCGAAGTGGTTCGCCTATAGATCACTTGCTTGTGGCCGCACTTCGGGCATTTGAATTTGTCGCGGAAGATCGCTGGCATGTTCTATTCCTTTGCTTGCTGGGCGGATATGGTGAATCGGAGCCTCCGAATACGTTTTTGAATTCTGGCTGTTTCGACACACAACCAGATGCAGCCCACAGTCAATGCGCCGCACATGAAGTAAATGCATGAAAGAAGGCTCACGTCACCGGCTCCCCGCTTCGCGTAGAAGGCGCTCGCTACAAGATGTATCCGCCATCCAGTCTTTGTCGCCGCACTTCTCGCATCGCTCCCCGTCTTTGTCCCACTTGTGCGGAATGGGCGAGCAACCAGCCCCGTTGCATACAGCGCATTCTGTCCAGTCGTCTACGCTTATAGATACTGCTCCACTACCATCGCAACGCTTTGTAGCTCGGAAAATAGCTCGCGCCAGTTTTACGACCTCACTGACTGGAGGGGCAGTGTCTGCATCCAGGGTCCGGGACGCCAACAACAGAATCTGCGCATCCGTCAGCCTCACCCCGTCCCCGGCTTCGCGCGCGGCGAGAATGGCGCGCGTTCCGTTTGATGGAGACGCATAAACGCTATATCCACCGTCAGGCAATGAGCCGAAATATTCGAAGTCGTGGTTGACCATGCTGTCGATGCCGCGGTATCGATGCACGGTAAGCGTTCCGATTGGCTCGTTGATGACGCTTTCCCATTCTCGCAAGCACCAGTCTTTCAATTCTTCGCTGGCATCTTTCTTCCCGATGAACGAAAGCAGATGCTCGGCACAGTTGCGCACGACCGGCGCGAAGTCTTCGATGTTGTCGATCCCGCTCAGGCTGTTATGGCCGATCGTCAGGATGTCCTGTGCGTTCACATTGACGGTCACGCTCCAGCCCTGAATGTCTGTCGGATCGGGGCGCTCGGCACTGGCCTCATCGCGAGCGAGAGCGGATGCGATCTTTTCTCGCAGCGCGAGTGGGCTGTTGCCCTCTCCAAGCCAGTCTTGGGCAGCGAGCAGCGCATCGCGCATCGCATCAGAGTCTCGTGTCTTACCGGCAGGCTCATACGTTGCGGCGAAAATATCGGGCTTGCAAGGGTAGAGTTCACCTTTGACGCCTCTTATGATCCAGTCGTCAGGGTCAGCAACCATTTCGCCTTCTAGCGTCTGAATTTTCAGGCGGACATAGTCAGGATGAGGCTTAAGAGTGCCTGATTCGAAGCCCTCCCATAACCAGTCCGGTGCGCCGTGTCCTGCAAAATTACCGTTTCCAGTGAATTGCACCGCTTGAATCACAATAGGTTTCTTGCGGTACAGGGTCGCATCAGAGTCTCGTGTATTGGAGGTCATGTCTGGTCTCCGAAGTTTGCGAATTCGCCATGCAGTTCTAACGCTGCTGCGCAGTAGGCCGCATGAGCCTCTTCTGCTGTATCGAAATGTCCCAGGTGCTTCCTTGCCCCATTGTTCCGAATTTGGGCATGGAAGCGACCGGCTTTTACGTCGAATGTGACGCCCTTATAGCCGGTTGTGTTATCTCGACGCCTTTTCTGATTGCGTAGGTTCTGTGCGTGGGTGCAGATGCGCAGGTTTGCCTTTTGATTATTTAGGCGATTGCCATCGATGTGATCCACGATTCGTTCGTCTCCAGTCTGGATTTCCAGAATAAATCTATGCATCGCCATGCCACGCTGTAGTCCGCCGACATTCTTATTGGTTCGTGCATACCCGTTGCCAGTCATATACCACCGATATGAGTTGACTCGGTCGAAATCTTCATCATCGACAATCGCAACGGAGCCATGCGGTAGCTGGATAGGTTTCATCGTCTCTCTAACTCTGTCTCGAAAAAGCGAGGTGCCGATACGGGCCACCTCTTCTAAACACACACCGCTGTGCACGGTGCTTCGGGGTTACAGGTTTTTCGCTTCTGCGCGCTGGTTTGCCGATAGCGTTCGCCAAATCTCGATTCGGGCCTCTGCGGCAACGATCAGCCAGCGCAGCTTTTCTTCCGTCTCAACTGCCTCTTTCAAGCCATTCAGGAGCGTCATATACTCAGGATCGGAGTACGCTTCACGCTCCTGCATCGCCGCCGTCTTGTGCCCGTTGATCTCGGCCTCGCGCATGCATAGAGCTTTCTTGCTTTTGCGGAACTGTTCGAGATAAACGCGCTCGGCCTTGGCTTTTGCGTAGACCGGCGCCTTGTCCCGAATGAAGTTCAGCGCGGCAAATATGTTGATTTGAGATTCATCTTCCATATCTGGCGCCTTGGTCTATCTTCCTAGCCAATGTATGGGTCTCATGATGATGAGCCTTACATAGCCAAACAACTTGCAACGGAGCATCGTAATCAGGATGATGCGCCTCTCCTTCTTGGCCGCAAATAAAACAAGGTTGGACGCTCAACTTGCCCATCCTGATTGCATTATTGACTGCTGCACGTGCGTTGCGTTTTTTCATATTCTTTGCTTGGCTCCGTTTGACGGATTCAAGATGTCTTTTTTTATAATCCTCCTCATTCTGTGACTTAATTTCTAGACGCCGTATTTCTCTGCACTTCTTACAAACTGTCTCGCGACGATTGTTATTTGCCCAATGGAAAAGCGACAGGGGCTTTTTCTCTGCACATCTTTTGCATGTTCTCTCTTCACTCACAGCGGCACGTCCTCAAGCGGTTGCTCATCCATGAAATATGGCGCGCCGTTCAGTTCGATGTGGAGCTTGTTGAAGCCTGCCTTCAGGCGGTCCAGATCGAACGTTTCAACCTCGCGCCACGCTGACGTGCCGAAGTGCGACTTGAGCAGAGAAATGACGCGCTCTTTGCCGTCCTGCGACCGACCCGAAATACCATGCTCAGTCATCAGGTTCTGGATCTTTTCCAGATAGATTTCGCGCTGTTCTTGCAGGTATTTCCAATCGGAATTGCTGTTAGGCGACGGGATCATGTGCTCGCTATTTCGCCTCGTGTCCACGCCGAGTTGTTCTCCACCAAGGTTCAGCAACTGGATGTGCGGCAGGAAATCCTTGAATCTCGGATTCGTGAACGTCTTGCCGTCGATAACGTTGAACCGCTCCTTCAGGATGTATGCCCGTCGAACCTGACGCTTGCTCTCCATGTTCTCGAACTCGCGCTCCATCAGAACCAGGATAGACGGCTCGTAACCAGTTTCGGTCTCGGCCTTCATCTTGACGCCGGTCTTTTCCAGTTCCTTTTTACCGTTGTCGTTCGTGAAAAAGTCGTACTCGTAACCGGCTCGGCCGCACATTAGGATGTGAACGTTGCTGTTCACATAAAGATCCGTGAACCGGCGCCATTCCTTCTTAAGCCATGCCCAGTCCTGAAACTCAAGGCCGCGATTCCGGTTGCGCTTCTTCGCGTATGCCTCAGTGAATTCCGACCAGAAGTGAGAAATCGAGTCGATCAGCAGGACGGAGGCGTTCTTCTGCGCCTCCTCAACAGCGTCGATCAGATCAGCGAATGCGCGCGTCTTTGCTGTTTCCAGAGCGATACCGGCATCGTTGAATCGCGGGATAACGTAGTCGCTGCCCGTCTCGGTATCGAGAAAGTACACGGGCTTGTCTGCATACGAGATTCCGCGTTCCTTCAGGTATTGCACGAGTCCAATGGAAATATCCGTTGCGGTGTAAGTCTTGCCCGAGCCAGCAAAACCCATAAATCCAGCCTTGAGAAAGGCCTGTGTGCTCTGTGCAGGTTTGAAAAGAGCCATTCTTTGTTCCTCGTAAGCTAAAAGAGTGTCTGCGGCGAGCCAGTCGCTCACGTCGCGCTCCGTTTCACCACCGCATCCACGTAATCTGGATCTTTTGGAACGGCCGCTACCACTATTGCGATGAACATAAGCCAGCCAATGAGCATCGACAGGATTGGATGCTTGGATGTGAAGTGGTCTAGGCGGCGGATCATTTGGCGGCCTCTATTAATTTGCTGGCGGGCCATGTCTTGACCGTCTGCCTTGCGCTGGACCACCGCGCGTCCTCATATCCATGTTCGAACTCGCGAATTGCCCACATAGGCACATCGGATCTGATTCGACACACAGAGTGATTCACAAATGTCCGCTGACCCAATGAGTAGAACCAGCGCTTCCCGGAGAGTGGCTTTTTCATGCTGACCACCCATGCACGCCAGCCCAAGCCAGCAGAACGCCGAACACGACGGCGATACTCCAGTCGATCAGTACGGCCCGCATATCGGCCTCCACACAAAGGTGATGATCACAAGCACCGCGACTCCCATTGCGCACAGACCAGCGAGAAATCCGTATGCGTGGTCTAAGTGGCGAAGTTGGCTTTCTGTTGGTCGGTTCACGATCCACCCCGCACAACCAGGTACGCGCAGAAGGCAAAGAACGACCAGATGAGAATGCCGATGGTGTAGGCGCTCATGATTGGCCTCGCGCTTTGTCGATTGCGGCGCGGCGGATACGCTCGATCTCGCGCGGGTCGGACAGGTGCGGCGTCTTACCCCATGAACAGCAGTTAAGCCACCAGCTACTCAGATGCTGAGGTGATCCACTGACTATGACGCCACCATCCCGGCCAGCCTGAACCGCATGCAACCTTGGCTTTTTGCCGCAATAGATGCACTCACAATGATCAAGTCCTTCAACTCCTAGCAGGCGTTGGTCATAACTCTTCAAGTCACTGTGAGACTCTGTCGAGCGCCACTGAAGGCCCAGCGGGACGTGCACTCGGTAGCCGTCCCAGTAGTCGAAAACTGGCGAAATGACGTCCTTGTAACCGGCTCCACGCTTACGCATGTGGGCAGCAAGAATCACGACTGCGCCGGGCACCGCAATGCTCGGAACGCGCCACTCATAGACGCCTTCGGTTGCAGGCCGCTCGGTCGCGTAGTCGGTCCACGGCGGATGCTTGATCTCGCTCATGATTCACCTCGCGCGCGGAGCATGGCGTCGGCAATCTCGTAACAGCTAGACGCCATTTCGTCAGCGTTGTCTGCCGGATTGCGATGCGGCTCAAGGGAAGACATCCAGCCAACAAGGGCTTTGGACGCTATGTAGTCGCGCAGCGTCATGCCTGTCCAGCCCGAGTGCAGATATTCGGGGTGCGGGAACGCTGGCACGTCTTTGATCTCGCTCATGTCAGGCCTCAATCGCAAGAAGGGACTGAATCTGCGCGTTGATATGCGTGACACGCGCTTGAAACTCGGCCTCGATCTTTTTCTTTTCCTTCTCCAGTTTTTCGACCATCTGCGGGCGCGGGTCAAAATGGGCTGGCACTTCGACCTCAAACGAATGTTCCTGAACTTTCACGAAACCTTCCGTTTCGTCGTAGTTGTAAAACTTGTAGTAAGGCGGCGTGCAGCACTCCCATTCATGCCGCCCGAAAAGGATGAACCCTTTGATTTCAACTTTCATGTCAGTCTCCAGTGTGCAATTCGATTTCGGCAGGAAGACGCTTCATGTACCAGTCAATCGGATCCATCAACAGTTCGTCATCGGTCCATTCGCGCTCGTCGTCGTTTGAGGCCGGCCGTCCCGTTTCGATACCCTTGAGAAGCCGGTAATCATGAGAATCCTGTTTGTCGACAAGTACTTTCATGCGCTGCTCCTGCTCGAATAACCAGTCGCCGGTCTTTTGCATCCGGTTGCCGGATACGAGTGTTGGTGTGCTCATGTCAGGCTCCAAGGATGTATTTCTCGAATTCCTCGTGGGACATATCCGTGCAGTCCTTCCAGTCCGCGTATTTCTGGAAATGGCCAGCGCTAAGGTCGAGCGGGTGCACCCAAGCCGATTTCCGCTTGTCAGGGCAAACGAGATAGCGGAATCCCTGTTCCTTGAGATTCATAGCTGTTCTCACTGAAGGCAGATACGGGAGTAATCCGTCTCGCGCGAAATCTTCCACACGCGACGCAGCGGGTTCTGCTCCCAAGGGTTGATGCACACGACCTCGATCACCTTGTTGGCGAACAGCTTGATTTCGATGTGCAGCTTGGACTGGAAGGGTTTTTTCATGGCCGCTCTCACTCGCCCGTATAGGGCACGAACTTCGGTTTCTGGAACTGCTGCATCTCGATCTGAGGCCACGGCTGGTAGTTGTCCTCGGCGTACACCACCGATGCACGTCCACCGTTGCCGCTCTGGCTCGCAGCTGAACCGCCGAACGATGCTGCCGCGGCGCCTACGGCTCCATGCGAGCCGCCGTGATGCCCATGGTTCGCTGATGCTGTCGATGCAATGGCTTGCGCGGAGAAAACCATCGCTGCCAGGAGAAGGGGGAGTTTCATGATTGCCTCACTTTTCCTCGACAAACTCGCCCTTCGAGTTCACCGAATACCAGGTATCGGGCTTGATGCCGTTCTCGCCCACATATGCAACTGCGATGCGCGGTCGCGTTTCGTCATCCCAGCGGAGCGCGAAGCAACCGCCTTCAGCAGCCTTTGCTTTACCGCCCGAACCGGCGGCGATAGCGACGCCGTTCTTGCCAGTCAGTTCCTGCTTGCTGTAGTCGCCGGATGCCGCCTGCGTGCTGGAGTCGCCGGATGCCGCCTGCTTGCTGGAGTAGCCGGATGCCGCCTGCTTGCTGGAGTTGCCGGATGCCGCCTGCGTGCTGGAGTAGCCGGATGCCGCCTGCGTGCTGGAGTTGCCGGATGCCGCCTGCTTGCTGTAGTCGCCGGATGCCGCCTGCGTGCTGGAGTAGCCGGATGCCGCCTGCGTGCTGGAGTTGCCGGATGCCGCCTGCTTGCTGTAGTCGCCGGATGCCGCCTGCGTGCTGGAGTAGCCGGATGCCGCCTGCGTGCTGGAGTTGCCGGATGCCGCCTGCTTGCTGTAGTCGCCGGATGCCGC